AAAAACTATATAATAAAAAAATATAGGTTTGAACAAGTTATCAGAAATAAGCTTGAAAATCTCGAAAACATTAATAATACAAATATAGCTAAATATAAGGGGAAAATGAATGCAGATTGCTTGCTTTACTTAGATGATATGATAACATACTATTTTTATGAAACAAAAAATAGAAATGCTGGATTTAACATTGAAAAGACTTCATTATATGTATCAAAGATTTTATATAATATAATATTATCTGTAAAAAATAATTATAAATTGAAAAATGAAAAGATTGTATTATGGGTATCACAACGATGGCATGGATATCATATTTAATTCGAATAAGCAAGGCCTCCCATACCGGATAATATTCTGAGAACATTGTAATTAACGGCAAAGACATGGATAGTTCCGGTGTTAGCCATTCTTGAGGATAGAGATAGGACAGCAGTGTCAATACGGGACATATTTAGGGTGCCGCTTGGTTGGTGTTCTTCGGGTTTTAGGGCAAACGAATAAACATTGATACCTTTGTGATACATATCAGGGGTATTTTCGTGGTGTTGATACGGTTGGACTAGTGAGAAGTATTCGCCTTGTCTGGTTGCAAAGCGATCATTGCCGTTGAGCATTATTTTTGCTTGCATTACCGGATTTTTAGAAACGACATAGTTATTGAAAGTTGTGGTTTCAACAGTATTATCAGCTTCGGCAGTAGAAAAGTTATTCCAATATACATTGTTGGCAGCAGTTGAACTTCTGATAGCCCATACAAGTTCTTTGCAGGGATGATTGAAGTTCATACGTAAGCTCTTCATAGAATCGGGATTTGAGCCAGATGAAGTTATGGTGTCAGTGCCAGTGAATTGCAGCTGTTCTATTAAATATTCATGAGATAATTGCGCGAATCTTCTGCGTTCATCGGTATCTAAGAATATGTAATCAACCCATAAAGTAGGATCGTCAAGGGTCAACTCGGTATTAGAATAGCCAGTACCATTTGATTCGCCGCCAACTCTATCATTTTCAGCACAATAATTTTTATTACTGATATCACAGAGGTTAGTAACAGTTTCATATTCTATGTTAATTTTAACTTCGTGATATTGAAGGGCGATTAGAGGAAGAGCTAAACCAACATTGCGGCAGAACCAGAACTCTAAGGGAACATATAATTCATAAGATGATGTCGAAGGCAATAGAGTGCAGCAGTTCTCCTTGTTGGCACCAATCATTTTATAGTAGCCTTCACGTTTGCCATAAGGTAGCGAAAGTTCATTCCATATGTAAAGCCATTCCGAATAATGTTTATCTATGCGTTGTCCGCCAATTTCTAATTCTACGGTTTTCAATAACTTTTGACCTACATTGGGAACTAACGCTATTTTTTTGGAGGTAGCGCCAGTATTTTTTAATTTTCCGTAGAAATATACTCTGTGTATTAAATCACCGTTGCGAGTAATTTGATAGGTGGCGCGAGAGCCGAGCGAATTACTTCCCGAAGCGGTTTGTTGGATAGCTTCAATAGCAAAGTTAGTATGACGACGATAAACTACTTTGAAAAAGGTAATTTGAGGATTACCGGTTAAATAAACATCCTGTGCACCATAAGCTACTAATTGAAGAAGACCACCACCCATTTACGCTATATTCTTTATACTATTAGAGGAGAAAAAAAAAAGAAACTTTATAGCAATTTCAACATATATAAATAAATATATAATATTTTAATTGGAATAAGCAAGGCCACCCATACCAGATAATATACGGAGTACATTATAATTTACGGCATAGACATGTAGATTCTTTGAAGATGCGTTATTAGAAAGGTAGGTATCAACTTGGTTAATCTCTAAATTGAGAACAGCAGTATCAATACGAGACATATTGAGAGTGCCACTTGGTTGGTGCTCTTCCGGTTTAAGGGCAAATGAATAAACATTGATACCGGGATTAACAGGGATATTTTCGTGATGCTGATAAGGTTGTATTAAATTGAAATAAGAGCCTGGTCTTGCAGCAAAACGATCATTACCGTTTAATACAAGTTTGGCAGATTTTATGGGATTAGTTGAGTCAATTGCGCTAGTAGCATTATATAATACTGCATTATCGGCAGCATAGGTATTAACCTTGGTGGAATAATTAATCCAGTTATTATTTATAACATGTTTATCGGTAGAAGTAGTAGTATGGTCAGAAGAGCATAACCAAACTAATTCTTTGCAAGGGTGATTGAAGGATAATTTCGGTTTAATGGCAGAAACAGCCGATACACTTTCAGTACCAGTGAATTGTAACTGCTCTATTAAATATTCGTGGGATAATTGAGCGAATCTTCGACGTTCGTCGGTATCTAAGAAGATATAATCAACCCATAATGAAACAGAGGAAAGGTCAGTAATTTCATCAGCAGTACCTTTGCAATTCTCTTTTGTTTCAAATAGAATGTTTATTTTAACTTCGTGATATTGTAGAGCGATTAAAGGAAGGGCTAAACCTACATTGCGGCAGAACCAGAACTCTAAGGGGATATAGAGATTAGCGCCATTATTAGCATCAGTCCCTATTTTCTTAAGCATATCATTGGCGCCTACCATATTTTTATAGGCATCTTTCTTTGATACGGGAAGCGAGAGTTCATTCCACACATACATCCAGTGAGAATAATGCTTGTCTATCTTTTGACCACCGATTTCAATTTCTACATAGTTTATTAAACGAAGGCCAAAATAAGGACATACTTCTTCTCCTGAATAATAATTAACAACTGCTAAATACATACGGTGTATTAAATCTCCGTTACGAGATATTTGGCAGGTTACACGATTGCCAAAATTGGGAGTTCCGTTAAAAGTTTGTTGGATAGCTTCAATAGCAAAGTTAGTATGACGACGATAAACTACTTTGAAAAAGGTAATTTGCGGATTACCGGTTAAATAAACATCCTGTGCACCATAAGCTACTAATTGAAGAAGACCACCACCCATTTACGCTATATTCTTTATACTATTAGAGGAGAAAAAAAAAAGGAAATTATATAACACGACTCTTTAATTTTTATTATAGTAGATATCTTTATATTTTTAATTGGAATAAGCAAGGCCACCCATACCAGATAATATACGAAGGACGTTGTAATTGACCGCGTATATATTTATGCCTTGATATGAAGCAGTAACAGAGGTTTTAGCAGTAACCATCAATGTCGCGGTGTCAATACGAGACATATTGAGGGTGCCGCTCGGTTGATGATCTTCGGGTTTTAGTGCAAACGAATATACGTTGATAGAGTTATATACGGGAACATTAGTGTGATGTTGGAAGGGTTGAACATAATTGAAATAATCACCTTCTCTTACAGCGAAACGATCGTTTCCGTTTAATTGGAGGATTGCGTTGGTGAAAGGATTTACATTTTCTTTTGGTTTCACATCGGATATAACAAGGTAGTTAGATGTAATCTGTCCTCCCTGTATGGCATTGCCACCATCTGCAAGACCGTATGATGTCTTTAGATCTGCAACATCCTTATTGGTGTAATCATACCATCTGGTTACATTGTTAGTAGGTGTTATTTTTGCGACCCATATGAGTTCTTTGCAGGGGTGATTGAAGTTTAGCTTAATTCTGTTGGTACCGGCAACGAGGGGTTCAGTGCCAGTGAATTGTAGCTGTTCTATTAAATATTCGTGCGATAATTGAGCGAATCTTCGGCGTTCATCAGTATCTAAGAATATATAATCGGCCCATAAAGAGATATTTTTAATATCTTCAAAGTCAGTTAGTAGACCATCACCCTTGGATATGCAATTAGGCTTGGTTTCAAAATCTATTTTCACTTTGACTTCGTGATATTGAAGGGCGATTAAAGGAAGCGCAAGACCTACATTGCGGCAAAACCAGAACTCGAAGGGGATATATAGAGTTGTAGAGGGGATATTGTCATTGGCGGGGTTGCCGTTTAATATATCTTTATCAGCGCCGACCATAGTATCATATGCATAACGTTTTCCCATAGGAAGAGATAATTCATTCCAGATGTAAAGCCAGTCCGAGTAATGCTTATCTATTTGTTGGCCACCAATTTCAATAACAACGGATTTTATTAAGCGCAAACCAAGATAGTTTTGATATGTGCTGGTAGTTGTGGATTGGGCAGCTTTCTTTTTAGGAACATCAACTTGTAAATACATGCGGTTTATTAAATCACCGTTGCGCGATATTTGGCAAGTTACGGTATTTCCGTAGCCAGCATTACCGTTAAAAGTTTGTTGGATAGCTTCAATAGCAAAGTTAGTATGACGACGATAAACTACTTTGAAAAAGGTAATTTGAGGATTACCAGTTAAATAAACATCCTGTGCACCATAAGCTACTAATTGAAGAAGACCACCACCCATTTACGCTATATTCTTTATACTATTAGAGGAGAAAAAAATATAGATTATATGACACAAAAATAATTTTTATTATATAAACC